GGAAAAGGAAGTCCCAAAGCATAGAAATGCTTTGCAGGAAAAATACAAATTAGAAGAAAAAGAACCTTTAAATCCAGACAATATTCAAAAATCTCAACTCCCCACTCCTAGTGGCTGGAGATTATTGGTGTTGCCTTTTACACCTCGAGAAAAAACTAAAGGTGGGATTCTTATTGCACAGGAGTCTCTAGAAAAACTACGCATCGCTACTAATTGTGGCTATGTGCTTAAAATAGGGCCGTTAGCTTATCACGACCATGATAAATTTCCAACAGGTCCGTGGTGCAAGACCGGAGATTGGATAATCTTTGCCCGTTATGCGGGATCGAGGCTAGCGATCGAAGGTGGTGAAGTACGCATCTTGAATGATGACGAAGTTTTAGGAGTTATTAAAAATCCTGAATCAATACTTCATCATAATTAATCATAGGAGGAACTATGCCAAAAGAAGAAAAAACAATTGATATCGATACATCCGGACCGGGTGTAGATATTGAATTGCCAGAAGACAAAGAAAAGGAGTTAGAAAATGAAGCTATTAAAGACAGTGCTAAGCCCGCTGACACACCTGAGAAATCTAGTGAGCAGCTGGATGTTCGAGATGACTCGGACAGTAAAGACTCGGAACCAAAGAAGGAAGAAGTAGAAGAGAAAAAAGAAGAAGAGAAAGAAGAAGAAGAAAAACCAGAAGAAAAGAAAGAATTAGAAGTCTATAGTGAAGGCGTTAAGAAAAGAATTGCGAAGCTGACTAAGAAATGGCGCGAAGCGGAAAGACAAAGGGAAGCCGCTTTAGATTATGCCAAAGGCGTTCAGGTTGAGCATTCTCAGTTAAGAACTCGATTTTCAAGACTAGAGCCTGATTATGTTAAGGCGCTTGAAAGTAGAGTTATATCTGGAATTGATGCGGCTAAAGCCAAACTTCACACGGCAAGAGAAGCAAACGATATTAATGCTGAAGTTGAAGCACAAAAATCTATTGCTCAACTCGGTATTGAAGAAGCGCGATTAAATGCTCTAAAAGAGCAACAGTCACGAGCTAAAGAAAGAGAAGTAAAAACTCCCTCTTTAGATCAGGCGATTGCACCTCAACCCATAGACCCTAAAGCAGAAGCATGGGCGGAAAATAATGAATGGTTTGGAAAAGACAATGCCATGACTTATTCCGCTTTTGATTTGCACAAGAAACTAACCGAGGAGGAAGGGTTTGACCCTAAATCCGATGAATATTATGCTGAAGTTGATAAACGAATGCGTCTTGACTTCCCGCATAAATTTGTTAATACTAAGTCTCAGGAATCGACTAAACCAACACAAACAGTAGCATCCGCTACGCGAAGTGTAAAACCAGGTCGCAAAACAGTGAGACTCACATCGTCTCAAGTAGCAATTGCTAAAAAATTAGGTGTGCCACTTGAAGAATATGCGAAACAACTAAGAATCACGAAGGAGGCATAAGCATATGACCAACGAAAAAATAAAAACTTCCCGTGCGAGCCAGAGTAGAGAACAAACAAAACGTAGAACTACATGGACTCCACCATCATCTTTAGATGCACCCCCTGCGCCCGCAGGATTTCATCATAGATGGATAAGAGCCGAAACTATGGGCTTTGATGATACGAAGAACATGGCCGGTAAATTAAGATCAGGATACGAGCTTGTAAGAGCTGATGAATATCCTGGATCTGAATATCCAACTGTGAACGAGGGCAAATACAAGGGGATCATCGGAGTTGGCGGCCTTTTGCTGTCAAGGATACCAGACGAGCTCGTTAAAGCGCGCGATGAGTATTTTAGAAAAATAACTCAGGACAAAGACGAAGCGATTGAAAGCGATCTCATGAAGGATCAGCACCCAAGTATGCCAATCAATGCTGAGAGGCAGACTCGTGTAACCTTCGGTGGTACTAAGAAAGACTAATTTATTAGCGATTCTTACCCAACGAAATTTTATTAACTAAGGAGAAAAACTATGGCAAACAAAGATGCCGCATTTGGTCTAAGACCAATCGGCAAGTTGGGCAGCAATAGAGAAGCAGCAGGAACTACAGAATACGAAATTGCAGCTTGCGCATCCGCTCTTTACCAAAACCACGTTGTTTCAGCGTCCGGTGCTGGTATCGCAGTTGGTGCAGCAAACCAAAGCAGTGCGTTAATGATCGGTTCATTGCAAGGTGTTTTCTTTACTGACGCAACTACTAACAAGCCTACCTTTGCGAATAACTTGGCAGCAAGTAATTCTGCAACGGATATTAAAGGCTTTGTCACAGATGATCCTTTTCAGTTATATGAAGTACAATCAGACAATGCTAGTGCCTCCGCTCAAGGAGACATTGGAAATAATGCTGATATTGTAGTAGCGGCAGGTTCTTCGCCGAACTACATTTCTAAAACTGAACTAGGAGACTCTACATTAGCGACGACAGCCGCTAATTTACGGGTTGTGAATTTGTCAGATGATCCAGACAATAGCGATTTAACAGCCGCTAACGTTAACTGGAAAGTTATTATCATCGAACATTTCTACACAACTACAACAGGAGTATAAGGAGGATAAATTATGGCAATATCACGATCACAACTAGTCAAAGAACTAGAGCCAGGTTTAAATGCCTTATTTGGCCTGGAATACAAAAACTATGCTAACGAACATGCTGAAATATTTGATCAAGAAAATTCAGACAGAGCTTTTGAAGAAGAAGTTATGTTATCTGGATTTGCAAATGCTCAAGTAAAAGCAGAAGGAGCTGGTGTTACATTTGATAGCGCTAACGAAACCTTCACTGCTCGTTATACGCATGAAACAATTGCTTTAGCGTTCGCAATCACTGAAGAAGCGGTTGAGGACAACTTGTATGACAGAATTTCATCTCGTTATACAAAAGCACTAGCGCGTTCTATGGCTAATGCTAAACAAGTTAAAGCAGCTAACGTGTTGAATAGAGCGTTTAATTCATCTTACACAGGTGGTGACAGTAAGGAGCTTTTAGCTACTGACCACACTATCGTGTCTGGTACAGAACAAAACGAACTAACTACTGCAGCAGACTTAAACGAAACTTCATTGGAGCAAGCACTGGTTGACATTGCTGCGCTAACTGATGAACGAGGTTTAAAAATTGCAGCTAAAGGAATGAAAATGATTGTTCCTTCTGCGCTACAATTTACTGCTGAAAGATTGATGAAATCTCAAGGTAGAGTTGGTACAGCGGATAATGACATCAATGCTCATAAAAATATGGGCATGATTCCACAAGGTTATGTGGTTAATCATTATCTAACAGATACTGACGCATGGTTCATTAAAACAGACGTACCAAATGGACTAAAACACTTTGTTAGAGCACCAATCAAAACTGCTATGGAAGGCGATTTTGATACTGGTAACGTTAGATACAAAGCTAGAGAAAGATACAGCTTCGGCTGGTCTGACTGGCGTGGTATCTTCGGATCACCAGGTGCGTAATAGCAACTAAAACAAATTAATGAGGCGGCCTTAAAACCGCCTCATTTCGACTATAAAGTAAGAAATTCACTATGAAAAACTTCAGAATTCAAATTCGATATTGTGGCTATTATGCTGACTTTAACGTCACGTGTGAAGATACTCCTCAAGGTATCGAGAATTCAATCCTTGACAAACTGGGAAAAAATGAGGTAAAGTTCGAAAAAGATGGATTTACCAGTAAACGTGGTAAATGGATAACCTATGAGGAGGTTACAGATGACCGAAGACCTATACACTACGAAACGGTCCTTGGAACTAGAGTGGCAACAGGAGCACCTGAAGGAAGGTAGATATACGTTACACATGGGACATATCGATAAAAAAATTCAGGAAATTGTTAAAGAGATCATTGCCAAAGAGTTTGAAGAAGCAACTCTTCGAACTAAAATAACAGACGCCAAGCCCGAAGTTTCGATAGCCACTTAAGCGCTATCAAAAATCAGTTTTTTATCACAGGATACCTTGCGCTCATTGAAAATTTGAGTTATAGATTAATCACTATACAATTATTAATAGAACGTAGACGAGTATAGTCGACGGCCTAGAGACTACGTTCAGAAACTAGGAGGATTAATCATGGCAAATACAACATTTAGCGGTCCTATTCGTTCAGAGAATAATGTACAGCTAATTAGTAAAACAGCATCTACAGGTGTAGTTCATGATAGAACCCAATGTTTTGGGTTAAAGGATGCAAGAAGATATTATCTTTATGAGCCTTTCTATCAAAGACCAGGCCTTAATGCGATAAATATCATCGACCCTGATGCAAATGATGCAACAGCGTTGGCGGTAACACAAGCAGCGAACAAGAACTTTGAAACATTAGGTACTAACATGACGACTGCTTTAACGACTTTTCCAGGAACTCAAGCAGGAATCTTAATGACAACTGCTGGTTCGGATGCGGATCAGTCAATTCTTTTACCACATTTGGACACTAACCAATCAGCTTGGAGTAAAGTTCTATGGGGTACTGAGAATCAGGTTGAATGGGAATGTTCAATTAATTTACCTGCCCTTGATAACCAAAAAGTTTGGGCTGGTTTAAAATTGACTAATGATCAATTGCCTGAAACGGATGCGGATCAAGCATATTTCTATTATGCAACTGACGCAACGGTTGGGCAATCATTGTCAACTTTTACACCATGGTATTTTATTCAGTCTGTTAATGGTACTGACTACCTAACTAACTTAGGTATTACGGTAGCAGCAGATACGCCTTATCATTTCAAAATTGCAATTGATAGCGATAGAAAACCATCTATTTTTGTAAATGGTGTGCAATACAGTGCAACAACAGACGCTCAAAGTTCTGCTTTGTCTGGTAGCACTGAAGCGACTGGAACAACTCAAGCAACTATTGCGGAAAGTTATTCAGCTACAAACGCGAACACTCAAAAAGGTCCAGCATTGAAAAACGATGTTGATTTAATTCCATATATTGGAATTGAAGCAGGTGCTGGTGCAGCTGAAGCAATAAACGTACACTACACATCAATAAGTAGACACGTTTTTGAATAATAGTTATTAACAACTTAAATTAGAGCGGGGCTTCGGCCCCGTTCTCTAACAGGAGGAAAACATGGCAGACGCAGTAACGAGTCAAACAATAATCGATACAGAAAAAAGAGTTGTAATGAAATTTACAAATCTTTCTGATGGTAATGGTGAATCAGCAGTAAAAAAAGTAGATGTCTCAGCTTTAACAGCTCACCCTGATGGTACCGCTTGTTCACAAGTTACGATTGATCAAATCTGGTATGATGTTGGTGGAATGAGAGTTCTCATTGATTTTGATGCAAGCACTAACGTTGCAGCATTAGTTTTAGGTGGAAGTGCAGCGGCAGGCAATGTTCAAGGACATATGGACTTTAGATCATTTGGTGGTATTAAAAATAATGCTAGCTCACCTACTGGTGATATTGACTTTACAACAAGTGGACATACTAATCTAGATCATTACACAGTTGTTCTAGAAATGCGAAAACAATACTAGGAGTAGCAAATGGCTAATACTACTTCCGGAACAGTAACGTTCGACAAGACATTTGCTGTTGATGAGATTATCGAAGAAGCTTACGAACGAATTGGCTTACAAGCTGTTTCGGGATATCAATTAAAAACAGCAAGACGTTCTTTAAATATTCTTTTTCAAGAATGGGGCAATAGAGGTTTGCACTACTGGGAAGTAGGCGATACCAATATTGATCTTGTTGAAGGTCAGGCTGAATACATTTTTTATAGAGCTACGGGCGATGGAACTTCTGCAACTACAGCTGGAGGAACAACAGGAACATCGACTTATGGTGTTGCTGACGTTTTAGAAGCAACTTATCGAACAGGTAGAGGCACAACTTCTGAAGCGGATTCCGCTCTTACAAAAACAGATCGAGCAACTTATTCTGGTTTAGCAAATAAATTATCAAAAGGAACACCCTCTAGATATTTTGTTCAAAGATTCATAGACAAAACAACAATACATTTATATCCAACACCCGATTCAACAGCAGCATCAAAAGACGTGCACCTTTATTTTGTAAAAAGATTACAAGACGCTGATGCGACTTATACCGATGCAACGGATGTGCCTTATCGATTTGTGCCTTGTATGGCGTCTGGGTTATCATTTTATTTAGCTCAGAAATATGCACCCCAAAGAGTGCAAGAATTAAAATTATTATACGAAGATGAATTAAAAAGGGCTTTGGCAGAAGATGGATCTTCTACAAGCACTTATATAACTCCGGAGTCTTATTACCCGAGTGGATAATTATGGCATTTGCAAGAGGAAAATACGCTAAAGCGATCTCAGACCGAAGTGGAATGGA